GATGTGTCTGTTAGCTACAAGGGGGAAACCTAAGAGGGTTTCGATGAGTGTTAAGCAACTTGTTATGGATGTAAGGAGAGAACACAGTAGGAAGCCTGATAGGATCAGGAATGACATAGTGGAGCTTTGTGGTGATCTTCCCAGAATCGAATTATTTGCCAGACAAGATTTTAAAAGCGATGGATGGGATAATTGGGGGAATGAGCTTTAATGAAAACATTTGAAAAGTTTCATACCGATTTATTAAACAACAAAGTTCTAAGTGCCAACGAAAAGGTTGTTTATATTATTTGTAAGAGTTTTGAAAATGCACCAATGGGTTGTCGTATTTCTCATAAGTATTTGATGGATAGAACTAAAATTAAGACCAGGAAAACATTAATTAAAATCCTTGACCGACTCACTTTGTTTGGAATGTTAAGTCGTAAGCAAATTGACAATTCAACTTGTCATTATGTTTTTGATAAAACTACAATGCAAGAATACATCAATCACAACATCAATAAGAGAAGAAGAATATCATTGGGCAAACAAAAAAGTAGTCCACAGATTAATCCACAAATAGACAATGTTATCAACATACTAAGAAAGGATAAGTAAAATGGGAGTAGCAAAAACATCATTTGGGAGTAGCGAAAAGGAGAGTCAATCTATACCTATTATCTATACCTATTTAGGGAGATATATATAATGACAACATATGTAGATCCTAAGTTAGTTGCCAAAGCATTGGCAAGGGTAACTAAATCATCAAATGTTTATTATTCTAGTGCTGTAAAAAAGATTAAGAAAAATCGCAAAGAATATTATCAAAATAAAGAAACTAAAACACTACAAAAATCACTTAGTAAAGATAGATTCAACACTTACCTGGAGGAATTGTATAAAGCTGATGATAACAAATAACCTTACAATAGATGAGTTAGATAGATTTTTACAAATATCGTCTTTTTGCGATAGCAAAATGCCTAAAGTAAAAGCTAAGTCATTACCTACAATGTACAAAGTAATTGAAAATGCTATTGGTGTTGGTGAAGATGCAGATAGTATTAAAAACTTAGATAAATATGCAGCTACCTTAAAAATAACATTAACATCAAGACAGATAACAATTTATGATTTTGTATTGTTAGTTATGTTAGATGCAAAAGCATCTGACAGAGAATTAATTTATTTACGAAATTTTCCTCATAGATTATCTCTTAGAAAGATGAAAAGAATGTATTTGGATTGGTCACATACTAAGATTGGATATGAATATGAAAAAGCATTAAAAAATGTTTGTAAGTATGCAAATAGAAATCTTAAAAAATATATTTGACAAGTTGACAGTTAAAACCTAAAAAAAATCTACACTTCATATATTAAGGTTTTTCATTAACCTCTTTCGGTGAAGATTTTAGGCAGATCAGCTTTATTTCGTCTTTCTCTCTCTCAAAACAAACTATCTGCCTAAATATTACTAATTACACTCAATTGGATTAAAGCTAAGTAATTTATGCTTCTTTTGAAGTTTAGGACATTTGAAAATGTCTTTTAACAGTTCTTTTTTTGCATAAACTTTAACAATATTCAATTTGAACATATTTACTGTATTGGATGATATTTTATTATTTCTAAACATATTATTCCTCTCTGATTCGGTTAATAACGAATCTAAGTGACTTAACATGAGTGTTAATTCAATTACAACCCTTAATTTAATTTAAAATGGCTAATAAAACAAAAAAGAATCCAAAAGTTATTGCTGAGATAATAGAAGAACTAGCAATTGGTTTAAGTATCAGAAGTTGTTTATCTCCAAAGAATAAAAATCCAGACAGACCATGTTGGCAATCATTTAGAACCTGGATGGCTAAAGACCAAGAGCTTAGAAGCCAATACGAAGTAGCTAAGACTGATGGAATAGAATATTTATTAAGTGATGCTACTGATTTAATTAATCAGAGTTTAGAAGATAGTAAATACAAAGAGAAAACAGATTTAGGTCAGACTCACTTAATCAAATCATTTATTGATTTAACTAAGTGGAAATCAGAACGATTAGCACCCAAAACATACATGAAAAAAGATCAATTACAGGTATTTGGATCAGATTCCTCTCCTTTGATTGTTAAGTGGGATAAGTGAAAGTATTGTATTGATTGGGTTATTGTATGATTCATGGGAGTCAGAGATTAATCTAGCACACACTCTCTTATAGGAAAAAAAATGTGATATTTTTGTCACATAATAGAATAATTCTAAAGTAATCCGGTAAATAAATACCGGTAGCTATACTTTATTTATATTTCTATAAATAAATGGCTAATTTATTAGCTTATTTAACCGGAGCAGTTGATTAACAATCATTTTACCTGGTTTTGCACCAGAAAGTCATGGGGTGAAGAAAAAAGCGACCCCCAAAACTATATTTGGAATTAAAAATAAAATTAGGGAAGTTACACACACCTACAACAACCAACCACTAATAGGATAAATTATGACAGAAGAAGAACGAAAAAGATTAGCCTTAAAAAAAAAAAATAAAGAATTTTTTAACAAATACAGAAAAAGCATAACAGGAGTCGCTGCTGGAGATAAAGAAATGGAAATTTTAGCAAAATCAATTCCTACTGCTGAATTAGACGAAAAATTTATAGCTGAGAAAATTGGTGGTGCTGTGTCAGAAGAAGAATTGAAATTAATTAAAAAATTATTGCCTAAAAGATAATTCTAATGAAAAAATTTGATGATAAAAAAATGGGTTATACAGCTATCGTCTATGTGATGGAATCTACTAAAAGTGTGATCGTACATTTTGATGGTTTTAAAAATATTAAAGAATGTGATAATTTTTCTTTTCAGGTCATGGATGATCTTGGCATAGAGCCTATTTCTACATCTGAAAGTATTACACTCCACTAATTTTAAAAAATGCCGAATATAGTTATACCCTACAAGCCTAGAGCTTTACAAAAAATACTACATGGGCAAATAGATAAGCATAGGTTTAGTGTGATCGTTCTCCACAGGAGAGCTGGAAAAACAGTCATGGCTATAAACCATATGTTAAGAGCAGCTTTAACTAACAAGTACCTTAACCCCAGATATGCCTTTATAAGCCCATACAGGCTACAAGGAAAGGCAACAGCATGGGATTACATTAAGCAGTTCGCTGGAAAGATACCTGGCACAAAATTTAATGAATCTGAGCTTAGATGTGATTTGGCAAATGGTGCAAGGATAACAATTCTTGGTGCAGAAAACGATCAAGCAATTAGAGGTATTAGTTTAGATGGATGTGTATTCGATGAAACACAATCTATTAAACCAACTATATTTCCAGAAGTCATAAGACCAGCTCTGGCAGACCGAAAGGGTTGGTGCATTTTTATAGGTACACCAAAAGGAAGAAACAATTTTTATCAGCTTTATCAATCAGCTATAAAAAATCCTAAATGGTATGCTTGTACTTACAAAGCAAGTGAAACACAGATTTTAGACGATGAGGAATTACAGGCTGCTAAAGATGTAATGTCCAAAGATTTATATGAGCAAGAATTTGAATGTTCATTTCAAGCTGCAATAACAGGATCATATTATGGAACTATAATAGAAGATTTAGTAAGAGAAAAAAGAATGGTGTCTAATCTATATGACGAAGATATAGATGTAGAAACCTGGTGGGATCTTGGCATGAATGACCAGACTGCAATATGGTTTGTGCAACGATACAAAAAAGAAATAAGATTAATTGATTATTACGAAAACACTTCACATGGTTTAGATCACTATGCTGACGTTTTAAAAAATAAAGGCTTTGAATATAGCACTCACATATTTCCCCATGATGTAAAAGTCAGGGAGCTTGGCAATTATGCTAAAACAAGATTAGAAGCTTTATTGGATCTTGGCATAGTTGGTGAAGTAGCACCTAAGCTTAGTATTGAAGATGGCATAGAATCTGTCAGAAGAAATTTAGTAAATTGCTGGTTTGACAAAGACAAGTGTGCAACTGGCATTGAGTATTTAAAAGCCTACCAAAAAAAATGGGATGACAAGGCTCAAGTTTTTAAATCTAAACCTCAACATTCCTACGCATCGCATTGTGCTGATGCTTTTAGAACAGGAATAGCTGGGCAAGGAATAGAGCTTTCAAATTGGAAAAAACAAGTTCCAGTTAATACAAATTATATAGTTTAAAAAGTTATGGCAAAAAAAACAACCGAAATAGAACTTAAAAACATAATTTCATCAGAGATAAATAACTCTATTGGATTTATGGGTGGTGCATTATCAGGTGCTAGAAAAAAATCTCTTGAGTATTATATGGGAGAGCCTTTAGGTACTGAGATAGATGGTAGATCACAAGTTGTTAGTACAGATGTTTCAGACACAATTGAAACCATCTTACCAAACCTTTTAAGAGTTTTTACTTCATCAGATCAAATGGTTAAGTGTGAGCCAGTACAAGCAGAGGATGTAGAACTAGCCGATCAAGTTACAAATTATATTAACTATATTTTTAACAAAGATAATAATGGTTTTAGTATTTTATATACCTGGTTCAAAGATGCTCTTTTAGAAAAGAATGGAATTGTAAAAGTTTATTGGGATGACGCAGAAAAGGTTGAGCAAGAAACATACGAAAATTTAAGTGATTACGAATACGATTTATTAATGCTTGAATCTGATATTGAAGTTATATCAGAGGAATCTTTTCCTGATGAATATGCTTTAACTAGATTAGATCAATTTAAACAAGAAGCAGCACTTAATGGACAAGAGGTTGAAGAAGTTCCAACTCCAATGTTGCATAATTGTATTATTAAAAGAACTAAATCGGCTGGTAAAGTTAAAATAGAAAATATACCACCAGAAGAATTTTTAATTCAAAAATCAGCAAAGACTATTGAAGAAGCAAATTTTGTAGCTCATAGAGTTATGAAAACTAGATCCGATCTTATAGAGATGGGATATGATCAAGATATTATAGATGATCTTCCTACAACTAACTCATTCTTAATGGATGATGAAGCATTAATAAGGAATCAAAATATTGATGCAAATCCTTTTAATGATAGTCCAGATGATAGTACGCAAGAGATTGAAGTTTATGAGTGCTATGTCAGAGTTGATATGGATGGTGATGGTGTTGCAGAACTTAGAAAAATAATATGTGCTGGAACTGGTTTTGTAATTTTAGAAAATATGAGTTGCGATTTCATTCCTTTCTGTTCTTTAACTCCGATCCCAATGCCACACAGATTTTATGGTAGATCAGTTTCAGAATTAGTAGAAGATGTGCAGTTAGTTAAATCAACTGTTATGCGACAATTGTTGGATAATATGTATTTAACAAATAATAACAGAGTAGCCATAATGGATGGAATGGTGAACTTGGATGACCTTTTAACAAGTCGTCCTGGTGGAGTTGTAAGAACTAAACAACCACCTAGCCAAGTTATGATGCCGATGCAATCACAAACGATTTCACAACAAGCATTTCCATTATTAGAATACTTAGACACAGTAAGAGAATCTAGAACTGGTGTTACAAGATACAATCAAGGCTTAGATGCAGATAGCTTAAATAAAACTGCAACTGGTGTTAATGCTTTAATGAGCCAATCTCAAATGAGAATGGAATTGATTGCTAGAGTGTTTGCTGAAACAGGAATTAAAGATTTATTTAAAAGAATTTTTGAGCTTACTTGTAAGTATCAAGACAAAGAAAGAGTAGTTGAATTAAACAATCAATTTATTCCAGTCAAACCTACTGAATGGAGAAACAGATATAACATATCTATTACTGTTGGATTAGGTACAGGAAGCTCAGATCAACAAATTGGTATGTTAAACAATATCCTAGAAAGACAACTTCAAGCCTTTCAATTACAGGGTGGTCAAGAGTACCCAATGGTAAGTCTTAAAAATATTTATAATAGTTTAGCAAAAATTATTGAAAATGCTGGTCTTAAAAATGTTGAGAATTATTTTGTTAATCCAGATCAAGGTAAATCAATGGTGCAGCCTAAACAACCACCAGCTCCAACTCCAATTGAGAAAATAGAGTTTGCAAGAATAGCAAGTGAAGAAAAACGAAAATTCGCTGGTCTGGAATTACAACTAAGAGAAATTAAAGCTAGTAATGCTAAAATGTTATTAGAGAATGAAATTAAAATGAAAGAACTTGAGCTTAAATATAATGCTCAAATAGATTCAGCTCAAATTAAAGCAGAAGCCGATCTTAATAAAATGTTAGTAGCCGAAAGCACAAAAGACTTTAGAGATGCACAACAATCACAACAAAACCTACAAAAACAAATTGAGTCATTAAATGGACAACCAGGAACAAGCAAAACTCCAACAGGAAATAAACCAATCCAACAAGGTTAAAGATTTACTAAACAACCCTTTATTACAAGAGTCATTTGATAAGCTTAAAAATTTATATTCTACAAGTTTATTAAATACTGGTGCTAACGAAACTGAAACTAGAGAGAAGCTTTGGTTAGCTTATAATATAGTTGGAAAAGTTGAGCATCACTTACAAGAAATTTTAGATACTGGCAAACTAGCTACCAAACAATTGGAAGATTTTAGAAACCATATCAAAAACCAAAAATTCTAGCCACTAAGGTTAGGATAAGTCAACCTTACAAGAGGAACTTAACTTAAAAGGAAAAATATGTCAGAAAATTTTGCTAACCCACTACAGGGAGCTGAAACTGATTTACAGAAAGCTCAAAAAGCAGTAAATGGTTTATTAAATACTCCAGAAGAAAAAGAAACTGGAGAAACACAACAACAGAATTCTCCTGAACCACAAAATGAGGAATTGGAAACCGATCAACCTCAGGAACAGGAAATAAGCGAAGAAACTGAATCAGAAGAAGAAGAAGTTTCAGAGCAAGATGTATCTCAAAACGAAGAACAGATTGATACTCAAGAGAAACAGGAAAATTCCACCTACAAGGTAAAAGTTGCTGGTCAAGAATTAGAAGTTACCCTTGATGAGTTGAGAAATGGATATCAAAAAGATGCAGATTACAGACGAAAGACTGAGGAACTTTCTAACGATAGAAAGAACTTTCATTCTCAATCTGAAAAGCAAAGACAAGACTATTCTCAAAAGCTTAATGAGATGAATCAAATATTGTCTAATGCCCAACAAGAGCTTAATACAGAGATAAACTCTGCTGATTTAGAAGCTCTTTACGAAGAAGATCCAGCACAAGCTGCTAAGATTGAACATAGATTAAGAAGAAAGCAAGAAATGCTTAATTCATCTATTCAAAAAACACAATCTGAACAGAAACAACAATTTGATGGATATTTACAGACGGAAAAAACAAAATTAGTTAATAATATTCCTGATTTTGCTGATCCTGGTAAAGCATCAACTTTAAAAAACAATATGAGAAGTCATTTAGCTAAATATGGATTTAACGATTCAGAAATAGCTCAAGTATATGACCATCGTATCTTGATGTTGGTAAACGATGCTATGAAGTTTGGAAATTTACAAAAAGCAAAACCAAATCTTGCTAAAAAGATTTCTAAGCCAAGCAGAGTGTTTTCGTCAGGCATAAAACAAGACAAAAATGATGTCAAATCAAAAGCTGCTAGAGAAAAGTTTGGTCGTCTAAGAAAAACTGGGAGTCTTAAAGATGCTCAGAATGTTTTCTTGGATATGATTAACAACTCAAACAAATAGGATAATATAATGGCATTAATATCTAATACTGTTACAAAATATGCTGTAAATGGTCAAAGAGAAGATTTATCTGATATCATCTACAACATAAGTCCAACTGATACTCCATTTATGAGTTCAATTGGAAAATCAAAAGCAACTGCCGTCAACCATGAATGGGAGATAGATGCGTTAGCTGCACCAGCAGCAAACAACTATCACTTAGAGGGTGATGAAATT